TGTCGTTGGCGAGGGCCCGGGCCAGCTCGTAGGTGGCGGTTTTAATCGGGTCCGGGATCAGGGTGCAGGCGAGGTCGATGCCGTCGACCGTGTAGTCCTCGCGGGGCCACTTCAGGGCTTGCGTGGTAGTGCAGCGGTCGCCGTAGAAGCTCAGGCCGTCGATCCAGCGGGTGGCGGAGATTAGGGAGCGGTTCTTTTGGTCGTCGGTCTTGTTGGTCCAGGTGGAGGAGTCGGGGACCGTCTCGAAGTAGGCGTTGGCAGCCGCGAGCGTCACGTACGAGTTGGCGTTGGCGCCAGACAAGGTTGCGTCGATGGCGGCAGGCACGGTCAGTACAGTCTTTGTCTGAGTCTAGCCTCGGTTGTGAGTTTTCTTTGTTTCTTGGGTTGACTCAAGATGGAGGCGTGGTAAACGGTTGCTCCAGACATTTCGAGGTCGGCGACGCGCTCTAAGTGGGCTCCGTGAGGGACGTCTTCGTGCCAGAGGCGGTTATCCTGTGATATGTAAAGGCGAACTGTTGCCATGCCCGCTCGTAAAACTGCCGAGGCCAGCCTAGAGGCCAAGACGGATAAGGTCTCGTCGTTCCTACCTGGGGATGAGATTCGGACTCTGGATGTTGTAGTGCCAGAGGCCCGGAGACTGCACGAGGAAGATGGCCTGACGGTGCCGGAGATTTCGGTAAAGTTGCAGGTCAGTTATGACGTGCTGAACCAGGTTTTTTTGCAGTCGTACAAGATGGCGATCGACACCGTGGAATTGTTTGAGAGGCAGGAAAAGAAGAGGATTGAAGGAGAATGAGCACAAAGAAAAGGCCCCCGAATTGGGGGCCTTTTTGATGTCTACACCTGGGATCAGGAGTAGGCGGTGGTGTCGAAGGGGGTGTTGACCAGCAGGCGGCAGACAGGAACCATTTTGGTGGTAGCGAAGACCAGGTTCCAGCTGGCGGTGGCGGCCAGGTTGCCCGAGGTGGCTGCGTTGGTGGGGTTGTCGCCGTTGGCGGCCCACTTGGTGCCGGTGATGTGGTAACCGTAGTGATAGTCCACAGCCAGAACATCCTGCATGGAGAGGATGTTGCGGTCGGCAGCCAGACGCAGGTCCTGTTGGATGCCTTCGGACACGACGCCCGAGGCGAACAGGTAGACCGGGTACTTAACCACGTGGGTGGCAGTACCGCCTGTCAGGTTGGTCAGCTGGTCGTCAATGACGACGCGCAGGCCAGCAAAGAAAGCAACTTCGGGTTGGCTGATGCCAACACCACCGCCACCCCAGGTGATGGAACCACCGGTGGACAGGGCCGAGGTGCTGAAGGTCAGCATCCCAACCTGCTGGAGGTAGTGGGCCACGTTGGAGTGCATGGCAATGGCGTCCAGCTCGTCGCTGCGCTCGCCCAGCTTGGCCTTGGCGGCAACCACGTTGGCAACGTTCAGGAAGTTGGCCTCGGTCATGGAACCGGGGACACCAGCGAACGATTTGTCGGTCTGGTTGGGGCCGAGGACGCCGGCGCCGCTGATGCCGCCGAACAGACCCAGCAGTTGGGCTGCCAGGGTGGCGGTCTTCAGCTTGTTGATGGAGGCGGTCAGCTGGTTGCGGACGTGGGCCAGGGGGTCGGCGCCCGAGCCGAGCTTGCTGAGATCATCTGCGGCGTAGGCAAAGCCACGGTGCAGGATGGTCATGATTTGCTCGTCGGCGGTCACGTTCTGGGGAACGAGGTAGCCGGCGCTGGTGCCGCCCCAGCCGTTGGTGCTGAGGATTTGGGTCTCAGTCGGGGCGATGGGGTCGAAGAAGGGCACGCGGACCCGGGTGCCGCCGCTGCGGGCGTCCAGGGCAGCGTTGCGCTGCACGATGCCGCTTTGGATCCACTTCGATTGCTCGAAGATGCCCTCGGCGGTGTACTGAAGGAATTCGGGGCGGGCAACCAGGTTCGAGAGGAACGTTCCCCCGTAGTTGCCGGTAAAGGAAGACATGGTTTAGCTCCAGTGGAGTCGGGTTGGGGAGGGTGCCCCACAGGGGCTAGTTGATGCCTGCCTCGGCTTTGAGCAGCCTGGCTTTGTCGGGGTCGCTGGCGAGCATCATCATTTGCTGAGTGATGTTCCAGGACTCCTTGGACCAGGGGTTGGATTGGCCGGGGAGGGCGGTGGAGCGGGCACTGCCTGCTACACCCATGCCGGCGCGGTTCGTGGCGGCAAAATGATGCTCGTAACCGCTGCCCGGGTTTTTCAAGTTGGCGATATATTCGCCAACCGGAACTTCGACGCCGCCGACGACAGCCACGGGCTGCCCTTCTTTGGCACGAAGGTTCTCCTGCAATAAACGATACAGCTGATCGGGCGCCAGCGCACCAGCCTGGGAGAGTTGGGCGATGGCGGCAGATTTGACCTGTTCTTGTGTGAATCCTTGGCGGATTTGGTCGACTTCGGATTCTTTTGCGGCGAGTTGTTGTTTGAGCTCGGCGACAGTTTGTTGGGCTTCTTCCCAAAGGGTTTTGAATTCGCCGGATTCTGCGAGTTTGGCGGTTTTGGCGGTTTCTTGGGCGGTGCGGAGTTCGTCGATTTGGGCCTGGAGGGTTTCGCGGTTTTCGCGGTCCTTGCGGCGCTCGGCGATAAGCTCCTGGTTTTTGGCTCGAAGGGCCTCGATTTGGGAGCTGAGGTCCGGGTTTTCAGCCACGGGCTGAGGGGCAACAGGCTCCACGGGAGTCGCTGTTGCGGTTTTTTCGTCGGACACAGGTGTTGTCTTTACAGGGACATGCTTAGTTTACAAGAGAAGAGTTAATAAGTACCGTCGTCAGTGGAGGCTGGGTCTCCTTGATCGCCCCGGGGGATTGTGAAGTTGAGGATGGCGGCCGAGGAAGTGCCGGTGTTGGTTACGACTACAGATGTACCAGCAGAGCCTGTGGTGACGGCGCCGATGGTTATGGTTGCGGCGGTTCCTGCGGTGCCTTGGGGGCCGGTTGGGCCTGTTTCGCCTTGGGGGCCTTGGGCGCCTTGAGGTCCGGTTTCGCCCTGGATACCCTGTTCGCCTTGGATTCCTTGCTCGCCTTGAGGGCCTTGGGGGCCAGCAGGACCTGTTGCTCCAGTTGGACCTGTTGCGCCTTGGGGGCCGGTAAGGCCAGTCGCGCCGGTTGTGCCAGCTGGACCTGCGGCGCCTTGGATGCCTTGTTCGCCCTGGGGTCCTTGGGGGCCGGCGGGACCTTGAGGGCCGGGATCACCGGGGGGCCCTGGGACGGTTTGGCCGACAGCGAGGGCACTGACTTGGGTGCGGGTGGCTAGTTCAATGCCAAGACCCCAGGTGGAAGACTTGGGGCCGTAGAGGGCGAAGGTGTCGGTGTCGACATACCAGTCGCCGGGGGTGCCTAGGGAATCGAGGGGAGGGCCTTCGCCGGCATGGATCGTGTTGAGGTAGTCGACCCGCTGGGTTAGGCGGACTAGGGCGGTGACTTGGGCGAGTGTGAGTTGCTCGGTTGCGGTGGCCATCAGCGGGACAGCAGGTCGATGAGGCGATCCACGCGGTCGGGGGTCATATCGGCGCGTTCGTTCATGTCGTCTTCGCCGGTGTTTTCGGCTTCCTCGATGAGTTCGGGGGCTTCCATATCGCTGCGGGCCTCTTCAGCCTCATCTTCGATGTTGATGTTGTCGGGGAGGACTTCGCCGCGGCGGAGGATTTCCAGCAGCATGGCGTCGCTGATTTTGCCGGCTTCGTTGAGTTGGCTGAGGACGGCGACGTCTTGGCCGATGAGGCGGTAGTAGTCGAAGTCGCGGTCAATGGTGATTTCGGGGGGTTCCATGCCGACGTATTCGGCGGCGAAGGCGAAGGCTTGGTTGAGGGCGCTCTCCAGTTCTTGGCTGATGATGGAGAGGACGCTGTTGGATTGGGCTTGGTCGATGCGTTTGGCCTCGGCGGACTCGGCGACGAATTTTTGGCCGAAGAGTTTGGTGACGCCCAATGTGGACATTTGGGATGCCAAGGATTCCAGCTCGGCCATTTGGGCGTCGAAGCTGGTGGCGTCGGCTTGGACGTAGTACGCCTTGTTGCCGGGTTGCATGGCGATGGCGTAGTTGACGCCCATGGTGGCGCTGCCGGTGGTGTCGTCCCAGCCCTCTAAGACGAGGGTGGGCATGGCGGCGATGTGGAGGGCGTGGATGAGGTCGGCTTGGCGTTGGTAGTGGGTGATGTTGAGATTGGCAATGTCCAGCAGCGGGGGCTGGGAAATGAGCAGGCCGCGGCGGTTGCTGTAGATGGGGACCAGGGGGATTTCGGTGAGGCTGTAGCCGCCGCTGGAGGTGAATTCGACGACGTCTTGGCCGAGGGTGTAGAGGTCGTAGCGGCCTGGGTATATGACGCGCATTTCTTCGACTTGTTCTTCGCCGAAGTCGTTGAGGGGGCGGACGTCGTAGTCGTGGATGCGGACCTGGAGAAGGCGGTTGGTGACGGGTTCTTTGCGCCAGCCCCAGATTTGGGGGGCGTCGACGTGGACGAAGTAGGGGCGGCGGCCCAGGGCGCGTTCTTCGGCCAGGTTGAGGACTGCGGCGGCGGCCGGGTAGTCGACGAGGATGGCGCTGTGGCCGTAGGTGAGGCTGCTGACTAGGGCGCGGCGGGCGTATTCGTTGATGTTCGAGCCGAGGCCGTCAATGTTTTGGGCGAGATCCAGCCAGTATTGGTCGCCTTCGATGTGGATGGGTTTGCGGAGGATGGCGCCAGCTGCGGTTTCGATGAGGCGGCTGGTGTAGGGGCTGAGGACGCTGCGGTCGACGCGGGTTTGGTAGGCGTCCTCGTCTTCGCGGGGTTCTTGGGGGAGGTAGGTTTCGCTGAGGTCGCGTAGGTAGTTGGTGCCGCGGGTGACGGCGGCCATGACGGCCCAATCCGGCATCATGGCGATGACGTCGAGGCTGCGGACAAATGGGGATTCGCTGACTACAGCGCCAGTGGGCGGGATGTTGGCGCTGTAGACCACGGCTGGACTCCTACTTTGTACCTATTTTGGCACTAGCTGTCGAGAGGTGATCCGTGCGCGAGTGGGATACGCCTGTGCGGGGCCCGTGGAACGCGCTGATTAAACAGTGCCTGGATGCGATTGATAGACACGAGGAGTTATATCGCTCCGGTGGGAGTGGGTGGCACGCGGCGAAGGCGCAGGATTTGCGGTGGTATGTGGCGGAGTTAAAAGATTGGATTCACGCGCAGGAGCGTGTCAGGGCTTAGCGGTCCATGTAAAACGGGGATTCCGGTTCTTGGCTTGCTCCTCAATAGTTGCCCATCTGACGTTGCCTGGCTCGTAATGCCCCATGGGGTCTATGCGATCCAGTGTCATACCTTCGGGACGATGTCCAAGCTCCCTTAGGAATTGTTCATAGGAATCAAATCGAAACTCCACGTTGGCGTATGCGTTGTGGTGGTTTGTCTTGACCCGGCGCTTGGCTTTGTGGAATGACTTGTAGGCCCCTTGATTTCTGACGCGATCTTTAGGCTCTTTTCGTAGGGAATCCCAGCGTGTGTCACAAGCCTTGATCGCGCAAGACCTGCACAGCAACCCCCTTCCTTCTTTGACAGCTTTTGCCACTAGATCTTTGCGGGTTGTTCGGCTGTTGCCGCACGTGGGACACGAAACCTCGGTATACGAATGGTGCGCTGCCACGATAAATCAACTGGTTACCAGTTTATTCTAGCTCCATTTTGCCTTATCCGCCCAGAACGCAGCGCTGAGCTTACCCTTAGCGATATTGGTCGAGTGACGAGCTTTAAATGATGCCCGTCTGGCCTGGTCTGCTGCTGATTCTCCTTTTCGTGGTGGTGAGCCAGATACGCCCTGTTGGCCGAAGCGGATGAGTTTGATAGTGCTGCCCTCTTTGGCGAGGACGGCGTGGGATTTGGTGGGATGGTTGGGGGTGCGCTTGGGTTTGTTGTAGCCCTCGAAGCGTTCGCCGCGATACTCAATCGTCATCTTCGGGTTCCTCGTCGTCGGGGTCGGGGAGGGGTACCAGGATTTCGATGCCATGGGCGAGCATCGTGACGAAGCCGCCCAGGGTTTCGGGGAGGGAGGGGGTTTTGAAGACGAAGGTGGCGTGGGTGAGGCCCTCTTCTGCGTCGATGTCGATTTGGACGCAGCCGCCGTTAATTGTTTGGATGGCCATTAGCGGCTGATTTCCTCCCAATCCATGGATGCGTGTACGTTAGACGTTGACGAGCTGGCCGCGACAATAAGGCTTAGCTCGTAAGGGGTCGTTGTGAGGCCGTTGCGTTCCAGCTGGAATTTGAACAGCGCTTCTTTGAGGATGTCCACGGAGGCTGTGCTTTGGTTGGTGGAGCTGAAATAGCCTTGGGCGAGGATGCGGCCGCCGGTTGTTGCTGTTCCAGTCAGGTTGTATTCGACGCTGGAATCGGTGCCGGCGCTTGTCCACGTGCCTCCGGTGGTTGTGGCGGAAGCAACTACTCGCCAGTTGTAGTTTACGTTGGCTGAGGCGGCCAGTATGGATAAGGCGGTAAGGATTACAATCGCATCTAATGCGGTTGATTTGAGGCGTAAAGAGATGATTGGGTAGTATGTGCCTGCTGTGGCTAGCGCGTGAGGCGAAGTTATTGTTGTGCCAATGGCTTGTTGAAGGCCGCGGAGTTCGTAACCGCCTTCGGAAAGTACAGTTGAACAGACCTGTTTAAGGGTACTGGTGCTTGCTGTGGAAGCAGTATTTGTGATTTCGTAGCGAAGGGGAAGTGAAGCGGTAGTTATATAGGTAGAAGTGATTAGATTGGCGTGGTGGAAGGAGTGGCAGTGGACAAATTTGCCGTTAATGATGAAGCCGAGGCGGACAGTTCCAAGGCCGAGCCATTCGATGTCCATCCATAGAATTTGGGATTTGCTTATGTCAAGGGTTAGTTTGGATGGGCCGGTGCCATCCATGGGGTCGATGTTCCAGGCGGACTGGAGGATGCGGGTTTCGACGAGGGAGCCGGTGGAAGAGCTGCGTTCGACAAAGGAGAGGGTGGTGTTGTCCAGCTCCAGGTACATGCCGTTGGCGGCGCCGTAGTAGCCGATGCGCTGGCGGAGGTTGGTTTTGGCCGGACTCAACACAAAAGTGGACATCACCAGCAGGGATTTACCGGGCTGGTAGGAGAAGCATTTTGTGGTTTCGCGGATGACCTCGGAGCCGGAGCTGGTGGTTACGGCGAGGTTGACGAGGCCGGCGTTGGCGTCGAAGGTTGAGGTGCCGCCGGTTGCGGTGGCGGTGGCCCAGAGGCCGTTGTCTTTGTAGCGGTGGCTGGAGTCGAAAAGAGTGAGGGGGGCTGCTGTACGGAGGCGGCCGAAGGCGTCCGTGGCTCCAGAGGCAACGTCGCTGCTGGTTAGGGTGACAGCAGTTGAGGGAGCGTGGACGAGTAAGTCCATTAGATGGCCTCGGCGTAGGTGGTGATGGAGGGAGTGCCGCCGAGGGAGCTGACTAGGCGGACGCGCACAAATTTGCCGGGCGCGTTTAGGAAGTAGCCGTAGGTGCCGTTGGCGGTAAGGGTGATGTCGCCGTTGGTGTTTAGGTTGTAGTAGTTGACGCCAGTGAGGCTGCCTTCCAGGCGAATAATCACGTTGGTGCCTATGCCGCTGACTTCGACCTGGAAGCTGATGGCCGAGGCGGAGTAGCCGATGGCACTTTCGCTAGTTCCAGGGGAAGTTAGCGTGTCGAAGGTGATTGTTTCGTAGCTTTGGAGCCTTTCGTTGGCGGAGGGCATTACTTACCCCGTCTTTTGGCGGTTTTGGCGGAGGCTTTGAAGGCGGCGGCGGTGGGGGCGCCTTTGGAGCCAGGTTTGCGCATTTTTTCGCCGCTTCCGGCAGCGATGCGCTTGCGCTTGGCGTTGATGTTGGCGTAAAGACCGGGTTTAGCCATTATTTTTTACCTTTTTTGGTGGATTTTTTCTTGGGCATGGACATTCCAGCCTCGGAGAGGGCGATGGCGATGGCCTGTTTGCGGGATTTGACCACGGGGCCTTTTTTGCTGCCCGAGTGGAGTTCGCCTTTGCCGTACTCGCGCATGACTTTGGAGACTTTTTTCTGGGCCTTGGTGGGTTTTTTGGCGGCCATAACGTCCCAGGTGGGTTACCACACACGATAGTTGGTCTTGCCCAGGGATTCTGGTTTGGCGAGGTTGAAAGTTTGGAGGCAAAGGTAGCCGAGGGCGTCGAAAGCGTGGTCCACGCCGAGGTTTTTGTTGGGGAGGCCGGTGCCGGGGGCGTAGGTCAGGGTGCGGAGGGATTTGATGAGTTCTTTGCAGCGGGGGTGGATGAAGAGGCGGCGGGTTCCAGAGGCGTCGAGGAGGGCGGTGTTGACGCAGGTGATTTTGTCGCGGATTTTCCAAGGGGAGCGAGGGCTGGAGACGGTGAAGCCGGACTTGCGGAGGATGTTGTGGTCGGTGGCGCCAACGCCGGAGGTTTTGCGGGCGCCGCCGGTGGGGTCGGGGCAGGCGATGATGCGGCGTTCCACGCCGAAGCGGGACTGGATTTCTTCGCAGAGGTCCCAGGTGGTGGCGCCTCCGGTCATGATGACCTCGTCGAAGACCCAGAGGACGTCGCCTTTTTTGACGGCGCAGACGGCGGACATGGGGTCGATGTTGAAGTCGACGCCCAGGAGGAGGGGGAGGACTGGGAGGTCTTGTACCAGCTTGTCGATGTTGTCGTCGGCGAAGCTGATGGCGACGAGGCCGGAGAGATTCTCGAAGCTGGCCTCGAATTCTTGGCGGAAGGTGCGGGCGTCGAGTTGGGCGCGGGCGGCCTCGATTTCCTCCGGGGGGACGTTGTCGCCTTCGATGGTGGTGAATTGCCAGCGGCTCCAGTCCGGGTCGTCGTTTTCGCAGTAACACCAGAGGTCGTAGAACCAGCTGGCGGTGCCGTCCGGGGTGGAGATGAAGAGGGCCCAGCCCTGTTTGTCGGCGAGGGCGGGGCGGATGACCTCGAACCAGACCTCGGCGTCCATGAAGGCGGCTTCGTCGAGCACCACGCCAGCGAGGCTTCGGCCGCGTAGGGCCATGGCGTTTTCGGTGCCTTTTAGCTCAATCGTGCTGCCGTTCACCAGCTCGATCTTGAGGTCGGTCTCGTTTTTGCTCTTGATCCAGGCCTTGGGGACGAGCTTTTTCATCACTTTCCAGGCGATGTCCTTCGCCATCCGGTATGTAGGGGCCGCGTAGAAGAATGTTTCTCCCGGTCGCTCGATCGCCCCACGCAGCAATTCGATACATGAGAGGTAGCTTTTTCCGAAGCGGCGGCCGGCTACCAATACTCTGAAGCGTTTGCGGCTGGAAAATACTTCGCCCTGGGCGTATCTCAGGGTTAGCGCACCAGCAGAATCGGGCATTTGTATTTTTAGGGGTACCTTCTAGGGTAGTACAGAGAATTGAACCCCTGCCCCCCTTGGGCGTGTGTAACAGTAAGAAGAATTGAGAATGTGTCAGTAGGTTCCCTATGCGCTGCCACGCGCCGCCCGTCGCTGGACCCTACCCCCGGCCGGGGGAGGCGATGGGCCGGGGGGCCGCTCTCGCCTCGGGGTCGGTGGGGGTCAGGCAGTGACAGCCATGCGACGGCGGACTGTAGCGCGGCTGCAGCCGAGCTGGGCGGCGATGGCGCGCTGGCTCAGGCCCTGGGCGTAGAGAGCCAGCACGGTCTCAGTTGTAACGGTCTGCGTGGTGACCACGGTGCCGGTCTCGGCGATGACGGCAGCCAGTGGTTCAGCTGTACTAGTCTCGGCAGTGCGTGGGCGAGTCGGCCAGTTGCGCGCCAGTAGATCGTTGGTACTGTGCACCCAGCGGCCCAGCAGGCGGCCTAGGTGGTACGTGTGAACCACTAACGTCAGCACGAAGGCAACGTATGGAGCGATGGTGCGGGCGTACTGTTCGAGGTGGGCAGAAACTTGAGCGGTGGTGGGGTAGTGCATTTGTTCTCCTTGGTGTAGGGGGTTGTGGGTGAGGGTTCCTCTGCGCCCTCACCCATACAATATAACACTAGGAAGCGACAGAACACCGACACTGTAACATAATGTAATACAGTACAGTTGAACTAGTCCGCCGGGGCTGTGGCGCCAAGTGCCAGGCCACCAGCGGCGAGGGCCAGGGCAACGGGCAGGTTAGCGGTTGACGTTGCGAGGGCCAGCAGAGCGAGGGCGGTGATGGTGCGCATGGGGTGGTGTCCCGTGGTACCCTCACACAATAGCGACGGCAGGAGACGCGGCAAGGCTGCGGCGTTCCAGCGTTCACACTTTGTAACACTCGCAGGGGCTCAGGCTTGCCGCTTGTCCTCGACCGTGATGTTAAGCGTCGGGGCTGCCGCGGCTTGTGATTCCTGGGATCCCTCTCCCATGCTGCGCGCAAGGCTATCTAACAAGTGCGCTACCACTTGATAGTTTCCGCGCTTCATTCCTTGCCTAATCGCAGTCAACCTAAGGGCGTTAACTTGGTTCAATACTTGTTCCTTTTGCCCCTGGAAGTCAGTGCTCAGAAGTTCCTGAGCTTGTGAGATGTAGTTGTCTGCCTGGCGAATTGACACACCGAAGCGAGAGGCGAGCGCCGCGGCGTTAGTGCGACGGCTACCACCAGTCAACATCAGGTTGTAAGCCGCAGTGACTCGTTCCTCCATTTGAGCAGCATTGATAGGCCGCCCACCGCGCCACCGTTTGGACTCATCATTCGACACGTTGGTCGGCTTCGGTGTGTTGGTCGCGTCAGTGTCGGCCACGGTTCGACGTCAAGCTATCTGAGCCCATGCTAACCTCCGCGCTTTCACATTTTGCAAGCGGCCGCAGGCCGCGCAGCAAAAAGCCCGGCACACTGGCCGGGCCCGGTAGGGTCTGCAGTGTGCCAGTCAGACAGACCGAAAGACCAGCCATTCGCTGCCGCCGATGTCGTGCAACCGGAAGCCGTCACTCATCGCCAGTTCTTGCCATGCATCCTCCCAATCAATGCAGGAGTGAGGCCACGTAGCCTTGCCATCCCAGAGTCCCGTATCCTCGGCCAGCTGCTGAGCGTAATCAGCACCGGCCCTTTCCTCTGACCAGCCGTGGGCCCGGCCTTGGTAGGCGTCGTCGATGTTGTCCGGGTCCAGTCCGTCAGCATCTAGGCGGCTGATCAGCTCGGCCCATCCTGACGGGTCATCATTCCCGAAACCCAGGGCCTCTAGCGCATCGTGCCAGTCTTCGGTTATCCAGAAACCAAAGCACGCGCCGTCACCTTCGGAAGCGCCGAAACCGAAGCCGGTCGGGCTCCATTCCTGCAACAGGTCGAACAGATCGCTCAGTGTCTGGTCTGCCAGATCGTCTGACCAGTCAGACTCGTTTGAGTCTTCTCCCACAAGTTGGGTCAGGGGTGCCAACAGATCAGCCGGGATCGGCTCAGACCGCCAGACCGCCAAGGTCTCAGCAGCTGACCAGAACTTAAGCAGCAGGTCTTCGGCCCGTAGGGTGTCGCAGCTGACGATCCAGGGAACCTGTGCCAGCTGGTCGGAAGTGTAGTGAGTCATAATGGTTTGCCGTGGTGTGGCTTGTGGTTAATGTAGCACAGATCAAGCTGCGCAGGTTGGATATTCGTTAAGGTAAGAAACCAAAGATTCGCGCAGGGCGTCGAGCTCCCATGGTGCCGAATCACGACGGGCGGCAAAGATGCAAAGCCCCAGATCCTGTAGGGTCCTAACGCGAGACGCGACAGACTCATCAGACCACAGCGCGGCGATTCCGTCGCACTCAAGCTGGGAGTGTTCGTCCTCACTGAGCAGCGGGTAAGACTCCAGAGCCTCCACAGACTCCAGCACGTCATCAGGAACCCTCAACACGTCCAGAACAACGCCGCGACCGTTCCAGCCGTAACGGACTTCGAGAATGCCACCGTGGGGGTCAGGTGTGATGTCCGGATCCGTCAAGACCCGATAATTGGCCAGTCCTACTAGTCCGGTGTTGCTGTAATCGCTGAAACCGCAATAGGACGGCACGAAACCCAGTGAGACACCGCGCCATCTCTGCTCCAGGCAGGAGGTTAGGTGTTCGTCTGGGGTCTGGTGCCATTGATGGGAGCAACCGGGCTCGGGCTCGCCGTCACGAATCAGAACCCAGTGACCTTGACATCCCGTCAGACGGTCGATGCGCTCCAGGAGAGCGGGGCTAGCTTTTGCTTGTGTGGTGTTTGTCATGGCGTGATGTGCCGAACGACCCCCACAGTGTGGGCCCCAGACCGCGCCAGCTGCTGCCGGTGTTGTAACACTTAACAAGCCGGTCGGCTGGCTTGCGTCTGCTGTTAGTGTGCAAGGGCACACCCCTATCACCCACACCCTGGGTAGGACTTATGACCGGCGGCCAGTGGACAACGCAACGGGAACGGCGCCAGAACCGCGACGATGCCAGGGAGGCTAAACGCCGTCTCGTGATCGAATGGCAAGACAAGCTGTGGTTGGCACAGACACACCCCTGCGCAGATTCTGTGCTGGCATGGCTGAGTGAGAATCGGGCCGAGGCTTCAAAGGTGGGCGCCAGCCGCTGGCACCTTGAAACCCTGCCTGCGCTGGTAGCGGCCCAAGAGCGGCTGAGAATGGCTGAGCGGTTCGAAGCCGTCCTCGAGCGTGCCAGGGTCAGCCACCAGACCTTAACCGTCCAAGACGTTCTAGGTGATTCTCCACAGATTCCACAGATTCAGCCTGCGGAAACCGGAAACGCCGCGCCGTCAGGCAGACGCCCCAGACGCGACGCTGGCAAGGCCCGGAAACGATCCAGGCAGACTAGTTAGTCTGCACTACGTTACATTATGTGACAATCTGCCGATCGCTCTCTTTAGCGTGCTACATTAGACGTGGTGGGGGAAACTCCGCCACGTTCCACTGTATCCGCTCACCCATGGCGACCGACTACGTTGCAACACTGGAAAAACTCTCAGGGGTGCTCCAGGCGGTTGACGAGTTGCAGGCAGAATTGAAGGTTCTACGGGAAACCGTGCCAGATGATGCCTGGGATGCTCTGGCTGATGGACCCTTCGGGGATCTGCTGGCCCACTGCCTGGAAATAGAGCACCAGTTCGAATCATAAACACAGGGGCCCGCGGGCCCCTTTTTACTACCTGCGGGTGAGACTCATGAGACACACACTGAGACACCGTGGCCGTGCAAATGCACCAGGTCAGAGCACGGATGTATAGGTTTTGTCGCAAGCCATGAATGGCTTTTGTGCGAGGTCGAAGACCGAGCACTATGAATGGGCCCCAGGCTAGGTATTTTTACTGGCGAGAACGGCCAGAGGCCAGGGGCTCCAGCAGCCTACTGGCCTCTTTTCATGAATGGTGATCCAGCTCAGCAAAGTAGCGCTCCGTTCGTGCGAGGAACGAGCGCTCTGCGTCGGCGAGCTCGCGAGCCGACATTGAATGGACGTTGGGGGCGCCGCAGCGGCGGGCGAGGATGATGGCTGCTCCAGTTGGTTGGAGGCCGGTGAGGTGCTTCAGGCCGAGGCTGTAGGCGCCGCACTGGTCGATGTATGAATGGCCTTGAGGCAAACGCTCCAGGCCGTCTTCGTCTTTTGTGGTCTTGCGGCCGACGCTGGTCTTCCAGTCGGCTAGTACCAGGCTGTTGTTCTTGAGGCCGATCAGGGCGTCACAAGTTCCAGCGAAGCCGGCGGGGTGATGAATGGAAAATTCGGACGCGAAGATTTCCGTGACGTTCTCGGCGATCCAGTCGCTGAGACTGCGGGCGTAGCCTGAGGCGCTCCAGCCAACTCTCGGTACGTTCGGTCTTACGCGCGTTAGCGCCCATTGTGTGATCTTGGGCGGGATGCGTGCCAGGCCGTCGGAGTCCCAGTGAATGGCATTGCGTTTGTTTGCGGTGTTGCGTGCCAGCTGTTGGGCGGTCTTCAGTAAGTATTCAGCTTGTGAGTGGGCCATGTTGCCTCGGGTGGCGGCAACGTTGCGCTGGGTGGTGGCCTCGGCGGGTCCCAGGCGGGCGATCCAGCGTTCCAGTCCTGTTTGGTCGCTGGTTTCTTTTAGGATGTGTGTAACACTATGGTAGATAGTGCCGTTTGCGTCTCGGTAGACGCGGAATGGGCCAGAGTTATCCTGTTCCAGTCTCCATCTTCGGAGTGATGCCAGTGTGTCTTGGGTATTGGAAGGCATTTGGATAGTCTGTCCCATAGATACAATACACTGTCAAGCTCGGTTTTGCAATAAAAAGCCCCCCGGTTAGAGGGGCTTGATTGAGATTGCGAATAACAGGCGGTTATTCGGGGAACAACTAATCCGATCAGGCGGCCTTGAAGGGGTTGCCTCCGGTCAGAAGGCGGGTGAGGTCGAAGCCTTCGGCTTTGGACTCCAGCCAGGCGGCGTCGATGTGCTCTTGGCTGCCTTTCTTGCGGGGGACGGGGCGGACGGTGTACTCGGTGGTGAGGCCGCTGCCCTTTTTGCTGATGCTGAAGTCCCAGGAGAGCAGGTCTTCGTAGTCCTCCATTTGGGAGATCGAGTCCAGCTCTTTGAGGATGGACTTTTGGGTGATCTGGAGGACTTGGACTTTGCCGGACTCGTAGTTGTAGACGGGGACGGCGATGGCGAATTTGACGTCGGCGGTGCCGGGGCCGCCGCGGCCTTCGCGGGGTTCGAAGTCGCCCATTTCCGCGGTGATGTCCTCGGGGGTGGGCTCGTAGTCAAAGCGGAAGGGGCGGGAGGCCCCGTCGCAGGTGCCCCAGCACTCGTAGAACTCCAGGGGTTCGTCGGAGAGCATGGCGAAGCGGACCGAGCCGCCGTCGGGGAGCTTCGATAGCTGGAGGTAGCCGCCGCCAGCACCGCTGGTGGAGACTGCTGCTGAGGCTGCTTTTGAAAGGAAAGCCATTGTGTTTTGGTGTTTGGGGTGTCGCCTTGAGTGGCAACCCTTGCACAGTAGCACGGGGTTGACCGAGTGGCTACCCTAGAAAAATGCCCCAGCGTGGAAAGGCGCCGGGGCGGAAAAAACCAACTTCTGTAGGAGTCTAACATCGTGTCTCACGCGACGCAAGAGTTGCTGGCGTTTGTGCGCCAGTTGCCGGTGGGGATGGCATATGCCCCGATCTATGCCAAGGACAGGGCGCTCCAGTCTGGGAAAATTTCGAAGGGCAAGACGCCGCTGGAGAAGTCGCACCATGTGGTGATGACGCCGGCGGATGTGGCGCTTCAGATCGAGCGCAGGCCGGAGGTGTTCCAGGCCGTGGGGGTGTTTACGGGGGCCCGGAGTGGTGGCCTGGTGATCCTTGACGTGGACAGGAATCTGGCCAAGTTGCGGAAGAAGTGGGGTAGCACGCTTGATAACGCGCCAGTTATCACCAGCACGAAGGCCAACGCGGCGAAGTACCTGTTTCGGGTGCCGGAGGTGCTGTGGGGTGAGCTGAAGGGGATTGGGCTTTCGGATACCGGGGCGGGGTACGAGGTGCTGTGGGGCCGTCAGGGGGTCCTGTATGGCGCTTATCCGGGCTCCAGTGATGGGAAGGCACCAGCAGGTCAATACGGGTTTGCAGGGGACCTGGAGGCGATTCCAGAGGCCCCTGAGTGGCTTGTGGCGGAGATGCGGGATGCGGCGGGGAAGCAGATCGAGGATGGCGGGTTCATCAAGAACCGGAAGGCGCTGGATTTCTCGGATCGAGACCCAGCTGAGGTGGCTGAGATTGTGCAGTCGGCGTTGCGGGTGATTCCGGGGCAAGGCACGGGGAGCCGGGACCACTGGGTGAAGGTGGGGATGGCGATCCACTCGGAGTTGCCGAACGACCTTGGGCTGACGCTGTGGAGTGCGTGGTCGGCGGATGACCCGGAGTATTCGGAGGAGTGGGTGGACTCCAATCCCTGTGAGGAGGTGTGGAAGTCGTTCAGGAAGGGGCCGGTGAGCCTGGGGACGCTGTTCTGGATGGCGGACCAGCAAGTTCCTGGGCGGGCTTGGCTTTCGGAGGATTTGCGGAAAATTGTCGAAGGCGCGGAAGCAACGCCTTTTCGGTATCGCCAGGACTATTTAGGTGGTGAGGCGCTGATTGCTAAGGCGTTAAAGCTTGAGGAAACCATCGAGAATCCAGCGTTACTTGACCAAGCCAAAACGATTCTTGCTTTAGAGGGTGGGCGCCGAGAGGGTGCCATGGCGATTGATCGTCTGATTGATGCTCATCTCACTTACGAACGGAACAATGGTTCCAAGCCGGTCGATGTGTCCCAGTTGGATTACAGCGACTTTGATTACATGATTCCCGGCCTGTTGCCTAAGCCTTGGTTGCTGCTTGTACACGGCGACGGCGGCACGGGTAAATCAGCTATGTGTATGACCCTATGCAAACACATTTCGCAGGGCATCCCGTTCAATGTTCATGGTGGGATGGTTGATGTTGTGCCAGGGAAATGCTTGTGGCTCAACGGTGACCAAAGCGCTCGAACGACTCGTCGCGCATTTCACTTGATTGGCGTAGACAAAGGCGTTGATGTGGTGCCGGAGTGGGACATGCAGTGGTATCGACGTTTTTGCAAACTACAAAACGCCAATAAATACGACTTGGTGATTATTGACAGCCTTGATGGTTGTAATGATTCCAACCCCTACGAGGAAAACAGACGTGAATACGCCATGCCTCTAAAGCGGTTGGCTAGGCGAAATGGCGTGGATTTTCATCCCTGTACAATTATTGTGATACATCACAACAACAAAAATGGCGGTTTTCGGGGCACCAGTGCCATCCGGGCTGCCGTTGATGAGACCTGGAACATGGTCCGGCCTCAGGTGAAGGATCTGGCTGAGCTGCAGCTGGAGTTCAACAGCAGAGTGGTCACGGTTGAAAAGTCCAGGGACGACAGGGAGGGCCAGCAGATGGTCTTCACGCTGCGTTCGGACTACACCTACCTGATCAACCCAATGCCTGAGCTGCAGACCCGCCTGAAGGCCGACAGCCCCACCGAGTACATGCTTGGGGTACTCAAGGTCATGCGGGAGCAACGGCGGCCTTGGAGCGCCTCTGAGCTGCTGGAGACGAGCGAGGTTGGCGGCGACCACCGCAAGCGGGCTATCCGGTATGCGCTCCAACGCTTGGAGTCCCAGATGCTGATCGAGCGGTGTGCTGCTCCAGCTGATCTGGTTGTTTCCGGCAGGCCCCCTACCTACTACAGGGCTACTGGTACAAACGCGCCAGTTCCATTTAGTCAAAGGTCCCACGCGCAGGGGGAGTCCGTGGAGTGTGTGTCAAAAGACCAAAACCCTTGCACTGGAACGGATTCGATTGACAAAGCGTTTTGTCAAAAGTCCGAGTTTGTCAAAAGTCTTGAGCTGGAGTCCCAAAGCCCTGGGACTTTTGACAAAGGGGGACTTTTGACAAAACCGTTTGTCAATGAAAACCCTTCCAGCGCAGGGGAAGTAACTTTTGACACGGGTTTTAAGGGAATAGGGGTGAAAAAGGCTGAAGACCGTCTGCCCACACGGGAGCAAACCGAACAGCAGTACCGCGATGCTGCAGCGTTCTGGGATTGACTCCGGAGCCCCTTAGGACTAGATTCCTTACGGATCTAAAAATGCTGTGAGGTAGTCGTTACAGCGACTACCTCTGGCTGATCCACCGCTCTCTCTCTCGTAGCGGCGAATAGCCGCATCCTAAGATGCCTTCTAAGCTTAGCTTCAATAGTTTTTCCGGCGGATACTTTGTTCCAGCGGAATGGCTGTCCTGGGATTGGATAAATTCTTTTGACAATTATCCGGACCCCGAACATTTAGTTTTTAGAGATGAATACGACTGGGAATATAAAGATAGCAACAAAGGTGTGTTGGCTAGATACATACGCACCATGGAAGGTTACATTTCAGACTGTGTAACAGCAAAAGGTACAACTTTTGTTAGAAATAATCCCGCTAAACCATATATGTATTATCTTTTTGCATTAGCTGCTGTAGAACTTATAAATAATCCTGATTTCTACAGGAATGAACGTTTTGGATCACTTAACGGCTCTTTTGTAACAAATTATGCTAATTCCATACAAATGAATACGTTATCTTTTATGCCAGAAAAAGAAAGTGGTAAAAAATACTTAATTAGTACAGAATTTTCGGCATTATTTGCGCGTGTGTTTAATGCTACTTCAGGCGTTAGAGCAGATGATGCCCTTAAAATCGAAAAGCGGGAAAGTAAAAAAGGCCTATGCCCCAGCTGTAAAGCTGTTTTTGAGCTTTTATCAAACAAATTTTGGACACCGGAATCACCAGAATATCAAAAAATGCTAGATAAATACGTGGCTCAAAATAAGAATAGACACAATAGAGATACTCACGGTTAAGCGCCCTGTGTCTAACCCAGCTAATTTCTTTTTAGGGCTGCTCCGCATCGCGGCGTGGCTGTTCTGGAGACCTCCAATGGCGACCTCAACCAAGACCAAGCGCGAGCCGCGGCCTCCTCGGAGGCCCACGCTCTCAGTGACCCAGTGCTCGATCCCCGACGAGATCCACAGCATCATCCGCACCAGCTGGTTCAAGAACGGCCGCATGGTCGAGGTGGACGAGGTCCAGGTGCCCGAGTGCGACGACGCCCGCGACGCCTTCCAGTACGTGGTTGGTGGGGCGCTCAAGCGGGGCTGCGACGTCTGCGTCATGACCACCTACCCGCCCGAGGCCCTCGGCATCCAACGCTAAAACCTCTGCGATTGTTACAGAGTGTGAACAGGGG